TTTTTTTATTTATAGTCGATAATTTTATCAATAGTCGCATAAAAGTCGCTTAAAAGTTAAATTAGATAGGTTCTAGCCATAGTTGTTCGTGATATAAGAGTTGTAATTCGTAAAATCAAAATATAGTCGCATAAAAATACCACTAACGAATAGTCGCTAGTGGTTTTTAATTTCTTAGTCGTTTTCTATAGTCGGTGGTAAATATCTCGCCTTAATATCCTCTGCACTAAAGTCGTCATCCCTTTGTGTGTTTGGTGTAACCACGTGTTCCTGCTTGTCGGCATACCCAAAGTTGTTTTTCCCAAGGAAAATTCCAGCTACCGGGTTAATCTTACCTGAGTTCATGTATTGCTCCCACATATTCTCCATAAGATTGTGTGCTTTTTTGATTGACGTGGCAACGGAAATGTTTACATTCGCATAGTACCCTTGACTATTTATAGGTCTATCATTCACAATAGCCATCAGCTTGTACCTACTTATCCCTAGTGACATCGCCAATCCTACAACAGTCGGTTTTAAATCATACTTAGCATAAATCGTAAAGAACTCATTTATCCTCTGATTCACCTCATCCACATTGTCAAAGTCGATTTCAGGCAAGTTGAATATCTCAATCCCCACCATCATCGTATTAGTATTATCTCCCGGTTGCAAATCATAACCATTCATACCAATCACAGGAGAGTTCTTCCCATTCTTCGACTTATTAGGGCATTTCTTTTTCTTCTTACCACCCTTATACTTAGGCGAAAACTTCTTTTGCACAGGTTTACCTGTTCTAGGAGAGATTCTAATTATATCTCCATCCTCATCGACCATAGGCTTACCATTCTCATCTAGTAACACATTATTATGCTCTATACTCAATTTTACCCTCTCTTTCCCCAAGTGGAGTTAAGTGATAACAAGTGGAGTTCTGAGGTACTTTGGGTAAAGTCCCCTATAGAGACCCCTATATATAAAACTTTCCCAAAATTATATAAAACTCCACTTATTTTACAGTTTTCCACTTGAAATATATATTTTAAAATAAAAAACTACTCATTATATCCGTTTTTGTGTATATTAACAGATTATTCTAACTACAATATTTCCTTTAACTTTAATCCCCCATAAGCAACATATCCATCCTTAGTCGATTTACGGTCATACCACTCAGGGTGTCTGTCAATTTCTGCTCTAAATTTTCTGCTAGACATCACCTGTAGCCCCTCACCTTTCGCCCAGCTTTTATATGCTGTGTGGATTTCTTTAACCTTAGTGAGTTTCCCATCATCCACTCTCTCACATCGACAATTCAGAAATTGCAATACCACGTCGCAATCCTCTTCATATCGTTTGATTACTTTTTGCATATCATCCGATACTACTAGACCGTGCTTTTTATACTTTTTATAACCCTCTATGAGCCATGCGAATATACCTCTCATGTTCTCCTCTGTGAGTAGCTCTGACTTTAGGTGCTTGTCCTGTTCGGCTTGTGAGAAATGCCTATTAAACTCAACGACCTTCAGTCGCTCGGATGTAAATAGCGATTTGTCTGTGACCTCGGGCAAGTCGTTACAGGATAGCCATAGTGAAAACTGAGGTAGGAATGTTATAGGAGCTTGGTATAGTGCTCTACCTGTGATTTCTTCGCCACCTGTGAACTGCTTTATCTTGCTCTCATCTAGCCTAGAGTCGTCCTCGTTCTCAGCCATAGTCACGAATCTGCGACCTTTTAGAGCCATTATCTCAGGTGTAGCCGACTGTGATTTTTGACTACTACCTTTACAGATTAGCTGTACATTAGCTACAGTCGAGTAATCTCCTAACATGCGACAAATTGTGTTGAGTAAAGTCGATTTGCCATTTCTAGTGGTCTTACCATGCAAGATAAACATACATTCCTCATTGCTTTCGCCTAGTAGTGAGTACCCTAGAGCCCTTTGTAGAAAATCTGCTTTGTGCTTGTCGCCCTCTGTGATTTCGTCGATGAATTTTAACCATCTCTCGGATTTGTACTTAAACCTGCCATATCCAAACTTAGTTGACATTGTTAGAAAATCTTCCCATCTGTGCTCGGTGAACTTATGTGTTTTGAGGTCATATGTACCGTTTTTACAGTTGATTAGATATGGATTTGCGTCAAATATAGTCGGTTCTACTGATAACTCTGTTATGGCGTCTTTTTGCACTCTATCCCTGACACGTCTGTCCTCTAGCTTTTTAGTAAACTTTGTGTAGGCATTACGGATTTCTTCTTCTGCGATATCCCATGCGTAAATGTTAAGTAGTCTCGTAAACTCTTGTAGTTTCCCTGCTGTTGCATGACCACTAGGGTCTTTGTCCCATATGTGACCGTTATAGACAAACCAGCTCTTATACCCCTCGCAATATTTTACCTCGTTTTTATAGACTACCGAGAATAGCTCAGCTAGTCCCATCTCTGACCACTCGTACCCACTGTCGCTTTCGCTGGAACGCTCTGGGCGTTCTTCTTTGATGTGATACAGCTTGTCGGATAGTCTCTCATCTGCGATGGTTTTACCATTGCGAGTTATAAAAAGCTGGTCTATATCCACTTGGGGGTCTTTTTTGGTATTGTCACTCATAATTATATCACCTCGCATATCTTGATACGCTACGACTTATAACCTTTAGCTCTCTGTCAGATAGAGGGGGTACACATGCAATCTTATTGATGTGCTGTAGCTCTCTATAGATTTCTCCTTGTCTGTAATACGCATTATGTAAACCACCTGCTATGGATGTTAAGCATATATTACGCCCACCCTTGTCGATTTTAGGGTATCTAGGTCTGAGCTTTATTTTGCCCTCTGACACAGGATTGTCCCATATAGGGGTATATATCCTATTTGATGTAAAACTCGCTGAGGTGTGCGATTTAGTGGGTAGATTAAAGTATTTATCCACTATGTAATCTATTGCCTGCTGATTTTCGACAATTTTGTCGTACATAAAGGTATTCCCAGTCATTATAAAGAACCTAGCTGACTTATATATCTCGACGCCATTAAGGTTATTTTTTCCACTGAACGGTAAGTCGCCTTTTAGCAAGATGTGGAATCCTCGACCACTCTTAGACTTTTCTGTGTAGCTTTTACACTTGTTGATAATGTCTACAGCAAGTTCACTGATGAGACCGTCCTCGTCATATCCTGTGTCGATATCTATACCGACATAGCCATTGTCAGCGAACACAAATCCTAAGTAGTCATAAAAGCCATCTCGTACCGATTCTATAGCATAATCATAAGTCTCCCAAGTATTATTGTCAACCGAGGATGCACCCTTATACTCCCACGCCCTCATGGGGGTTTTGCTGTCTTTCCAAGCACATACCCACTGCTTTAGAGCTCGTAACTCATTAGGGATTTTGTCATAGTTTGTCATATTAGTCCTCTGTTTTTTGCAACCTCTCGCTCTAGGGTGTTAATTGTGTCCCACATCTGCTGAACCGGGATGTCATACTCGATACAAGCCCTCTGTACATTATCGTTGAATCCGTCATACTGACTGTATATCTCTAGTATAGGCGTGGTGAATTTAGGGTCTAGGTTCTCAAATGCCTTGTCACAAGATTCCCATTTTAGACGGTCTACCTCTGACTTAAATACCGGCTCCTTGTACCTAGCATAAAATCTAAGTGAGTGGTTTACATAATCTGAGTAATAGCTTTTTGACATTTTATTCTCCTTTCGGTTCTTTGTATTCTTCCTGTAGCCATTTTTGAATGTCAGAATCATTGCACATAGTTTGTATTTGAAAACCTGTCGCATGTCTGTGAACAGCAATTATCCAGTCGATTCCATTCACAGTAGTGTTGAATAGCCATTGACTACCCACACTCATAGTTTTTATCATTTCAAGATTTGTCATATTATACCTCGCTCTCGCATAATATCGCCTTTGATTCGTGCTATCGTATCTTCTGCGTCGATACCGGGATTCCAATAGTTTATGGTGAGTATCAGTTCTTTCTCGATTGTGTCCAGCTTTATCTTAGTTTCCACATATCGCTTATCGGTAGGTGACATATTTAGGGCTTTTATAAATAGGGATTTAAACTCGCCTGTTGTTGACGATAAGATTTGACTTATTGTTGAGACTACTGAGTTCTCAGTGACCTCTTCAATATCTAATTTGCGATTCAGTGATTTCATTAGAGGTGAAAATAACTCCTTTCTCCAATTCTTTACGACAATCACGGGGTCGATATCCTCTATCGAGTGTGATTTGCACTTTTTACACTCTACTGTAAAAGCGATGGATTCTAGGTTGTATCGCATGTTCCATCGTTTTAATACAGCTTTGCCATTACAAAATGGACAAGGTTTTCGTACAGGTATGGTGGTGGGTATTTTTATTTTACTCATCGTCATCATCTATCATTCTCGCATATTCCCAAGGTGTTGTATCACAGGCTGTTTTTGATGTACAACCACCACTATAGCAATATATCGTTTCATTTCGATATTCTGCGAAATAACGCCTATACCATCTCTTATTGTTATCGGTAACCTCTAGTAATGTGTCTTTCTCGACTTTAGACCAATTAATCTTGAGCTTAGGTAGTTCAAAATCCATAACTCTTTGTATGTGGTCTTTTATATCCAAGTCGATATAGTCAATCTTGTTTAGACATGATGTAGTTTCATATTTACAATCGCAACAATTAATATCTTCATTACAAGTCTCCTTTTTCTTGATTTTTACAAATTTTTCAAGATACTCTATAGCCGTTACCTCTGTTACATCTATTTCGCCCATTTCTGCTCCTTTTCTAATTCTACTCGAGTTATCTGTCTTTTGATTTTCTCGACCACAATCCCATTGACCTCATCTTCTACATTGAGTAGGTATTTTACTTGTGCAAGCATAATTTCAACATCGGCTATTTCTTCAATTACATTTCTCGAAAAAACACTGCCTCTACCATACCTCTCTAACTTGTTCAACGCTTGTATAAGTTCAGCCATTTCCTCGATTAGCATATTCTTTTGATGGGTGTAGCCATAGTGGTTGGATATCTGCTTTAAATCGCTTTGTAACCCCATTATGCACCTCCTCTAATTAAGAAAATTGATACTACATTGTAATCACTGTTGAGAAAAAGTGCTCTGCCCCACTCATCCACAACTCCACCGATTTTACCATTTAGCCCATTGACAAGCTCTATGATGGTTTTGTAAATGTCCTCTGCCTCTCCGATGGTTTCAAAATTCTCACAAAAGGTGTCATTGTCACCGATAGGGATATTTCCTCGGACAAATAACTCGTTCCGACCTAATGCTGGGTATGATAATGACGCGATTTCAAATTCATCGTTTTGAATCAGGGTAATCGGTTTGGATTCATAATTCCTCAGCTCCTCATCTTGCTCCAGCACTCTGCCTGAAATTGTTTTGCCCTCTAGCTTTAACTCTATTTTTAGTTTCATTACCAACGCTCCTTATCTTTTCTCGATTCTCTTTCCATACGATAAATAGCATACAATCCTAATAATGTTCCTGAAATTATACAGAACATACCAAACGCACATAAATCCATTACCCTCACCCCTTTTCTAATCTCTTCTAAATCGTGCTTGTATTCTTCTAACTGATTGTTAAGTATATCTGTGTTGAATTTGTCAAAATCAGTGTGTTCTAATAGTTTTTCGACATTATCTATCCCCAATTCAAGAAAAAGGGTTGCATACTTTATCAATTTGTCTTGAGGTATCATTACTTCTACTCCTTATATGGTGGTATTTCCA